AGAGGTCGGCGGCCCGGCCTACCTCGCCTCCCTCGTCGACGGCGTGCCGCGCTCGACGAACGTCGTCTACTACTGCGAGGTCGTGCGCGAGAAGTCGCGGCTGCGGCTCGCCATCTTCGCCGCTAATCGCCTACTCGGCGCCGCGTACGAGGCGGACCAGTCGGCCAACCTCGTTATCGAGGAAGGCGTCAACGCGTTGCTGAAGCTCGCCGACACTGGCGCGGTCGGCGAACGGTCGCTCAACGATGCACTGAAGTCGTATACCGACACGCTGGTCTCCGACAAGGCGCCCGGCATTCTGACCGGCCTCACCGACGTCGACAGCATGGTCGGCGGCTTCGAGCGCAAGAAGTTGTCGATCGTCGCGGCGCGGCCGAGCGTCGGCAAGAGCAGCCTCATCACGTCGATCGCCGACCTCGTCACCGCGCGCAACGAACCGGTCGGCTACATCACGCTGGAGATGGACGACGAGACGCTCGCCGGGAACCTCGTCGCCGCGCACTCGAAGGTCTCACCGGACCGCGTCCGTCGTCGGCTCGTCGACGAGCGCGGCTGGGCGCAGGTGACCGCGGCGATCGGGAAGCTCGCCGACCGGCCGCTCTACTTCGTCAGCTCGGCGAATACGCTGACGCAACTCTCGGCGTGGGCGCGTCGGCTGCGCGATAAGTACGGAGTCAGGCTCCTCTTCCTCGACTACCTCCAGTTGATGGGGAACCCGGCGGCGAGGGATCGACAGCAGGAGGTCGCGACGATCTCGCGCGGCTTGAAGACGCTCGCGAAGCACGAGGACATCGCGATGGTCGCCGTCGCCGCGCTCGGCCGTGACGCCGAGAAGCGCAACGATAAGCGCCCGCACCTCTCGGACCTCCGCGAGTCCGGTGCGTTGGAGTTCGACGCCGACCTCGTGATGCTATTGTTCCGACAGGAGATGTATACGCCGAACGACGAGGCCGTCCAAGGGATCGCGGAGGTCATCATCGCGAAGAACCGCGGCGGCCCGGTCGGCACGGTAAAGCTCGCGTTCATCTCGGAGCAAGCGCGGTGGGCGAACCTCGCCGTGATGCCAGAGGCGGACGGAGATCCTGGACCGCAGTACAGCGGCTACGGCGGCGGCTATAATTCGTGAACACCCTTTACTCAGGAGCGTCACATGGCAGCAGGAAAGATTAAGAACATCGTCGTAGACAAGGCAACCGGCAAACGGAAGGGCTTCGGATTCATTGAGCCGGACGGAGGCGGTGAAGAGATCTTCTTCCACCATAGCGCGATCCAGAACGCGACCTTCAGCGATGTGAACGAAGGCGACCGCGTGACCTACGAGGCTGGCCACGGCGCGAAGGGACCGCGCGCGGAGAACATCAACGTAGAGTGACGGCGGCTAAGGAGCAGCGGATGAAGCAGCAACCAGAGGATCCTCTCGACGTCGTTCGCCGCGCGCTGATCGCCGCGGAGGTTCGCGTCGTCTCGGAGCGTACGCGGATCCCGGAGGGCGTCGTAATGGCGCTCGCCCAAGCTCACGGATGGAACGTCGAGGCCGCCGAGGCGTCGATCGAGAGCGCGATGAAGGACGTCGCGGACAATATCGTGAAGACCAGTGAGGCAGCGATACTGTTCGGCGGTAATCCCGGAGGCGGCAAGAGCCTGTACGCGAAGGACGCCGCCGACGCGCTCCGCTATCGCATCTCGAACTACGGCGCCGAGGTCGTCGCGCCACGCAACCTCGGAGTCGTGACGTGCGTGTCGTAAACGCGCGGGTGCTTGAGGTTCAGGCTGCGCTCGTCGCGAGCGCGAACCCTGAAGGCGTCGAGACGCTCGCGCGGATCCTTTACGAGATGGCCGACGACTACCGGCGGCCGACCGCGGCCCTTGTCCTCGCCATCTTCGAGGGCGACGTCGGCGTCGCGGAGTACGCCCTCAAGCGCGCGATGAATGACGACCCGCCGTGGGTCGCGCGCATCTTTACGAGCGGCGATAAGTGGAACGGCTTCCCAGAGATGCTCGTCCTTCACATGATCGAAGTGCGCGAGGCGCAGAAGGCCGAGCCGTGTCCCGTATAACGTCTACCGTCGACGTCCACGAGGTCTGGCGCGTAAAGGCCCGGCTCTTAGAGCAAGATAAGTTCGTACGCGAGCTCGCGAACAACTACCAGATCGGACTTAACTCGGCTGCGCTCATCTTCGTGGCGTGCCTTCAATACAAGGGACGCACGCGCGAAGCGATCCAGCGCGCGTATAGCGCCATCAAGACGCGGTTCCCGCGCGACGTTCAGAAGCGGAGCGTACTCGCGAGCTACGAGCGGGACCTCGTCTCGAACGCGATCCGGTTCGCTGGTATGGATATGGGCGCGAGGTTGAAGCGATGAAGAATCCGAAGCGACCTACCGTTCCAGACGTCGTCTACCTCTCGGACGCCTACTACATGATGGAAGGCAACGAGAACGGCGGCCCGCTCCACATCGCGCTCGACGACGGAAACATGGACGACGGGCACATCGACTTCTGCATCGCCGAAGCGACGAAGGTCAAGGACCGCTGCGGCATCGCGCTCGGGCACATCCTACGACTGATGTCGTTGACGCAGCGGCGAAAGGTCTACGGACGCTCGCACGGCATCGCCTCCGACCCGGCCGGGATGGCCCGCGCACCGTTCCTCTTCGACTGCTACGCCTTGCTCGACCGAGCGGGCGTCGACGTTAACCGGTTAACGACGGAGGCGACGCCGTGAAGTACGCGAACCCGGCTGGCGCCGTCTCCCGACGGCTGATCGAGAGTATCCACGGGCGATACATCGACGAGCTCCACGAGACGATGGGCTGGGATAGGGAGAGCGTCGTCGAGATGCTCCTCCTCTCCGACGGCGACGTCGAGAAGCTCAAGGCCACACACCAGCAGTGGATGCGTGAACTCCCGCCCATCGAGACCCTTCGCGTGCACGACTCCATGCGGTCCTTCCTCGCGATACTTCATCGCGACCACGACCGCGAGCAGGAACTCGCGAAGGAGCTCCGCCGCAGACTCGTCGAAGCGAACTACGCGGAGTTCATCGCCGGGATCGTCGGACGTCTGCGCTGGAAGGAGGCCGACGTCGTAACGTGCCTGCTGCTCTCCGGGAGCCCTGACGAGTTCGAGACGGAGTTCGCAAAATGGTTCGAGGACGGGAAGCGCGTGCAGGCCGGACCGGTCGGCGCGTTCGCCGGTAACTTTATTAACTACTTGCGGCGCCGCACGCTGCCGACGCTATGACGCAAGTCGAACAGGTACGCCGTCGGATGGTCGAATCGCTACACGCGAAGGAGATCGACCGAACCGCGAGACAGATGAACTGGCAGCCAGAGGCGTTCGTCGATCTGCTCCTCCTCTGCGACGGCGATATACGCCGGGTCAACCAGCACTGGCGCGCACTACGGACGCAGCCAGGCGGGCAGGTCGCGGCGGACGGCGAGCTCTTCTACCGGCAGCTATTCGACTACATCGCCGCCAGAGAGCGTGAACCGTGACGCAAGTCGACGAGGTTCGCCGTCGCCTCATCGAGGCGCAGCACCGGACGATGATCGACCAGACCGAAGAGAACCTCGGGTGGCGTCGAGATGACGTACTCGACGTCCTGATCGAGCTCGGGTCGCTCGACGAGTTCGCGCACGAGTTCGAGGACTGGATGAGTCGCGAAGAGAACCTACGCCGGAACCCGGCCCACCCGGATACGTGCTCGGCCTTCCTCGAAGACCTCCGCCTACGGAAACACCCGAGGCTCCCGCTGTGACCGCCATCTTCTCTCCGGCGGTCCGTCTCCGTCGTCGTCTGATGTATGCGAACTTCGGCGACGTAATAGACCACTGTCGCTCGGTCGTCGGTTGGGAGCCCGACGATACGGCCGACATCCTAATCGCCGTCGGCGGAGACCGCGCGCGGTTCGGCCGAGCGATCGATACGTGGCTCCGTCTCGATGATCTCGGCCCAGGTAAGCGCCCGGGCGCGAGTACGCCCGGCGCGACGCGGCACCTGATAAACTTTATCAAGGAGCGTGGCCTGTGACGCCAGAGGAGCGACGCGTCGAGCACGTGCGCCGGAGACTCGTCGAGGCGGCCTTCTGCGAAGGCGTTAACTTCATACATGCGAAGACGCACCTACATCGCTCGCTAATCGTCGACCTTATAAGACTCGCAGGAGATTACCCGGACCCGCCGATGCGGATCCTCGATCTCTTCTCGGCGTGGGGCGGCGGTAGTATCGGCGGCGGCTACGAGGACTTCGTCACCTACGCGAAGAAGAGGATCCGATCGTGAAGCTACGAGGCGCCGCGGCCGACGCCGCGTTCCGGTTACTCCCGCC